GTCATGGTCGTCCTTGCTAGGGTCAAACTTATCAGGCCCAGGCGGTTGCCCAGGCCTGTCCAAAGGGTTAGGAAACTTCGGGAACGGCCACATAAGATTGCAAAGCCTCGATGAGTTCCTGCATCTGCTTTTGGTTAAGCTGGGCATTCATAGAGCCGCAAATTGCGTTGATAGACAGCCACACGCCTCCGGTGGTGGGCATTGGCGAGACATATACTGTTTGCTCACCTGCTCTTACTTGCTTGTACGCATTCATGTCAATTCTCCAGTTTGTAATACCACTTATCACCCCTGCGTTTGCAGGAAATACTGAACCCGTTTTGCCGTAGCTCTGAGATGATTGCACTCACAGCGCAGACACGGGCTTTTTGTATGATCCCAAGAGTCGTTAGCTCTTTGTTTTTCTTCAGAACCCTGAGCGTCCTGAGCAGTCTCGGGCTGTTGTTAATGTCGGCGTACCGCATAATCAAAAGGGCACATCATCATCAAAATCAGGCTTCGCTTGACGCACTGGCCGAGCCTGTTGTTCTTCTTTCTTCGGGTCATTAAGATACGCCCAGCCGTCCCATCCTCCTTCCTTGAGCGGAATGGTGTCCAGCTTCAACATCGCACCATTGCGCGTCTCGATGATGCTGCCAATGCGGGTGTACCGCTTCTTAACTTCGCCCTGGGCGTTTTTGTACTCGCCCGTCACACAGCTAACTTCCTTCAAAATTTTGCTCATGATTCCATCCTTTGCTTAAGCACTTGCACTTTTTCATCTACCTCTGCCAAGAACCGCACAACTTCAGTCTCTGCGTTTTGCACCCACTCGTCATCAGCATTTACCCTGACGATGACCATCTGTAGCTTGTCAGGAAAGCGGCTGTCGTACACAACGTAATCACACCATTGCCGACCGGCGCAGCGCATCTGCCACTGCATCTGAGCGAAATACTTTCCGGGCACGGTGTTGCATAGCAGCATGTCTAAAAAGGTCGCGGACTCTGGGCACTTGATCTCTACCATGCCATCAGCCCCGACAAGGCCATCAGGAGAGGCTCCAGCCATCTCAATCGTCGGGTGCAACATAAACCCCACTTCCTCAACCATCACGCCTCTATAAGCCTCATACGCTGCCCTAGCAAACGGCTCTTGCTCGATGCCCCACTGCATAGCCGCATTGGTGTAGCCCTCTGCCCTAGTGCCGGTGATTCGCTCCAACACTAGTTGCGTCATGTAGTGCGCTCGATCAGCCCCGTAGCCGGTTTTGGTCTTTGCCAGCACTTTGTGCAAGTTGCTGGCCGTCACTTTCCCGCATCTGGCGCTTTGCCATGCATCAGTCCCTTGCTCAATCATGCTTGCCCCCTTGCTCGGATGGCTCTTGCTTCCATATCACGCACGGTGTCCATCAATTCGTTTGCGCCGGTCTTGCGCGACTCAATAAACTTTGCACACGCCTCGCGCTCCATTGCAATAGCCGTGTCAATCATGTTGCGGGAGTTGCGGTACGCTTGCGAATACGAACCACCATCTCCAGCAATAAACGTATGACAGGGGAGGCACAACAAACCGACAAAATGGCCTTGATGTGCGTGGTTTTCGCAGTCTTTGACGGCGCACTTCATGACTGCCCCCTTGCTCTGATGGCATCTCTACAATCGGCATATGCTTTGTTGTACCGTTGCTGAACTTCAGCCACTGGGCCATACATCACCATGCGATCACACACTTTCGCACACGCTTCGCGCTCATCAGCCCGGACAAGTTCGGCAAAGCGTTTGTCTCTTAGCGCAGACCACTCATCATCGTTTGGCTCCATATCTTTTGTGTGAGTGTCGGCGTATTCTGCTGCCTGACGCGCCCATTTGATGATGTCTTCTTTCATGACCGCCCCCTTGCCTTGAGCATGGCGTCGGCCATTGCATACGAATCCAGTGCAGCACCCATGCGCCAGTCTTCATCCGGGAAGCAGTCGCACTGGTAAAGAACGACCTGCATTGCCTTGGCCGCGAAGTAGTCGCGCAGGGTCATGCCTTCTGAGTACCCCGTAGCCATCGGCACAAAGGCTTGGTAGTTCTTGGTTGGAAACGCTGACCCGCCTGTGTTGTAGCTCATGCTTGCTTCTCCTGCTTGGCACGGGCCACACGAGCGGCCTTGGCATCAATCACCCGCTTAATCAGGTCTTGATGGCCCTGGCAAGCCTCATACGCCTGTTTGTAGACCGCTTGCAATTCCTCGCCCGTGGTTGTGGCCTCAATAGCTGCCAGCCAATCGGCAATGTCGGGCTTTGGGCCTTTGCGAGCTGCATTGCCATCGTCGTCTTCCGGGGCGATGCCGCAAGCTGCCATCAGGCTGTAGCGCCGGGCGTAGGTTAGGGCGCTGCCAAACCCCTGGGCATCATGCTTGACGGCTGGAACATGCAACTTGCCGCACTCCAAAATCTCGCCAGATTCGTGGATAAAGACTGTCTCCACTGTCACCCCAATGGTGTCTGCGCTGGTGCGCTGTATGAGGGCAATTCCAGCCCCGTTTAGCCCTTCAATGACTGCCTCAACGCAGGCCGACAGATCGGCGTAGCGTGAGCGGAAGTGCGGGTTTGTGCTTGTTTTAAGTGCTGGGCCAAAGGCTTTTTGTGCCTTAACCAGTGCGCTTGCAATCTTGTCCATTTTTTCTCCTAAAAAGACCCCAGCAAAGTGCCAGGGCATACGATGATTGTATAGACCACTAGACAGTGTGGAATAGGGACTTACCCTATGTTTTTTTGCTTAAGTTTGTCTTGTGTGAAGATGATTGCCCATCACATGTGCGCGGGCCGCATCCCATTTAGCCAGCACTTCGCCGCCACCTTTAAGACCCTTCAACCCCTGAATTAGAACCTCTGTGCAAGGGTGGTAATCAGGCAGTCGCGACTGCTCCTGCACAGGTGCTGCGGGTGGGGTGGCGTCATAGAGTGCCCTCACCTCGCGCTTGTTGTGCGGCCACTTTTTGTCGCGGCGCTGCATTTCTTTAATCGCGGCTTGCTCGTCTTCAAACGCGGGTAGTGCAATAAAGCCATCGCAGTAAACGGCCCACGCCACAGGCTCCTGCTTCTTGGCCGACTCGATGGCGGTGTGAAGGTCGCTCATGGTTTCATCAGCCCAGGCATGATCGCAATGCCCTCGTCGGGCTGCCTTCAGCGCCTCCAGCGCCAGCTTCGCTGCTTCAATTAGTGTCATTTGCTTGCCCCCTTTATTCCTAACATCTCCGACACATCTTCGATCTCAACGTAATCAAAATAACCGTTGCTCATCGGTGGCCTGCACCTTAGTGCATCTGCAACCAATTCAGCTTCTTCAAAGGTTTCGTGCTGTGAATACACATTGCCTAAGCGGCCTGAAGGGTAATACTGCTCCCAAGCTAACACCCAGAACACTTTCATGTCTTGCTCCTTGCTGGCCACCACTCGGGCCGTTCTGTCCATTCGATGCTTGCTGGCGTAAGACAAGGTGTGTTTGCGGCAATATGCACGTTCCAAACAGGACTGGCTCTACCTGCCGAAGCACTCCAGCGCTGCCCATCCCACCAACGAAGTGAGTCGGCATCTTTTTGTACGCTCGCAGGCCACCAGCCAATGCTGGGCGGCGGCCCTTTGTGCCATTGGGTCATTTTTGTTCCTCCGCTGCCCGCAGTGCAGCAGCCCAGGTGCGCAGAAAGCGCGTCAGGTCTTCTTCTGTCGGGTCTTCAATCGTGGCGCTGATCTCCAGCCACGCACGCTTCATTGCTTCGTTCATTTGGTTTCTCCTGTTGCTTTCTGGAATGCTTCGTTTAGGGCATCTCTTGCGGCGTGATGCCGCACAACAAGTTTGGCATGAAAATAATGAAAATCGTATCCTTCGTAGTTCTTTCGAGCTTCATCAAAATCGTTTTTTTGCTCAAGGTAATCGTCAAGCAAATCTGTGAATGTCTTCATTTGGCTTCTCCTTTTGCTTTGCCAAGGGCTTCATCTGCATGATTTGCAGAGTACCCAAGCTCGGTCAATTGCCTCGAACACTTTTTAAGCGCATTTGAAAACTTCAAATTTTCCCAATGCAAACGGCGCAGTTCGGCCAGCATCTCATCAATGTGCCCACGTTTGATCGTGCCCCGCTCGTGCATCTCTGTCAGTTCCGTCAACCGCTTGTCGTTCATTTGATTTCTCCTTCTGGATAAGGGTACGCCAGCGCGTAAAGCTGGGCAATCGTGAGCAGTTGTGCAAACTGCTCATCCGTTACTGTGTAAGTCATGCTCACTCCCGGTAGACCGCAACATCGCGGCATGGATAGACTGTACAGCCACCTAAACACTTGCACACTAGGGCAAACCCTAATGTTCACTAAACTTGACTTTAATCTAGAATGCACCCATGACGAAATATGAGGCGATCATCTTGGCAGGCTCTCAGGCCCGATTGGCCCGGCTACTGGGCATCAGCAGGGGTGCGGTGCATCAG